CTAATTCTGGCTCATCTCTCTTATCTGCTTCCTCAATGGTTCATTGGGTACCGGCTTGTTCCCGAAAGGAAGTGCGAGCTCAGTTTGATGGCCTGATAGTCCGTCGCTTATCTTTAACGTTACCCTAAACCTGTCGTCAAAATCACCAGACAAGATCATCGATCTAAGCCGCTCGTTCTCACGAGGAACTACGAAGCCAAGCCATCCACGGGCATTCTTTCCTTCAGCCAGATCAGCCGGCGATAGCAGCCACCAACGGAGTCCATCAGGCCGGTTCGACATAAAATCATTGCGGTTTAGTTGACGCTCCCATCTACCACGACCATTGCCCGGCAGCGAGACTACTAGCCCCTCTCCCTTGATGTTCAACGCCCAAGTTAGGCGCATGGGATTGTCCGAGAGATTTTTCAACGTGACAGTTGGAATGCCGAGCATAACGTCATCTTGATCATTATCTCTCGTGAACCCTGCGAAGCCACCTACTGGAAACCTAATATAATCAACGAGCAACCCCTGCTCCTTCAGCAGAACAGGGCGACGTATAGTAAAAAGCTGCTCCGGGGGCATAGCCAGGATCAATGGAGGCTTGGGTATGCGAGGGCGATCTTGTTTCACGGGCGCAGGCTGATTGGACGCTTCCCAACGCTCGATACCAATGCACGCAATGGTTACTGTCAACAGAATTGCGCCGCGCGAGGTGAGACTAATTTTGCGCCCCTGCTCAGTCGCAAACAGGACTGCTGCCACCACCATTACAGCGAGCAGCAGCAATAAGCGCGCCACCAGCAGCGTGTTCATTCCAGCAGCCGCTAACGATGAGAGTGCCAGCGTAATCAGAATCCCAAAAGTCCAGTTCGCAACTGGATTGCCGATCATTTTTTCGAGCATAGCCCCCAACTTGTATTCTCAGCGACCGCGCAAACGGTTTGGCCCCATCCGCTAAATATCAGAAACATAAGCGGAGACGAGAGCCACGATGCAACGCGGCCCAAAGAAAAAGTCCATTGAAGAGAAAAAGGCAGTCGGTTCCTATCGCCCTTGCCGTGATGATCCCAATATTCTGATCCCGGCTAGCGCAGCGCCGCCGGAAATGCCTGATTACCTCACCGCCGACGCACAGGAAGTCTGGCATGAGGAACTGGATCGCGTCACCCAGAGCGGCACTAGCAATCTCGATAGCAGCTTGTTCGCGGATTATTGCTGCCTCGCCGCGATTGTCCGTGCCGCTTTCAAGGCCGGTGAGGTGCCCAAGGGCAATCAGCTTGTCGAACTCAGGAAGCAGCGAGAACTTTTAGGCATCGGCGGCGCACCATCGAGAGCGCAGCGCGGCAAGGTTGCAGAACCCGACCCCCGTAACGAGTTCGCCAAACTGCTCGGTGAATAACCGATGTGGCTGGAGGGCGACGGCCGTTTCACGCGCATCGCTATTAGCTACGCGGAAGGCGTAGTCGCAGGCAGCATCCTCGCCTGCCAGCAAATCCAGCAATCCTGCCAGCTTTTCCTCAACGACATCGACGGCGACGAATGGGAGTTCAAGCCCAAGGCCGTCGAACGCGTCTGCAAATTCATCGAGCTGCTGCCGCATAGCAAAGGCCAATGGGCCAGCAAGCGCGAAACGATCCGGCTGGAACCGTGGCAAGTCTGGGTGCTGGCCGGGATCTTCGGCTTTGTTCACCCCGACACCCAGTATCGCAAAATCACGGAAGCCCTGCTGCTCATCCCGCGCAAAAACGGGAAGTCCACATTCGCCGCTGGCATCGCAACCTACATGGCCTTCCTCGACAATGAGGCAGGCGCGGAAGTCTGGATTGGCGCGAACTCAAAGGATCAGGCCGACGCCTGTTTCGAGCCTGCCCGCCAGATGGTGCTGCGCTCTCCACAATTTATGGAGGCCGCTGGCATCGAGGTTCATGCCAAGTCCGTATTCAGCCCCGGCACCGGCTCCTTCATCCGGTCGATGATCGGCAAGCCCGGCGACGGCTCCAACCCGCATTGCGCGATTTTGGACGAGGCGCACGAGAATGACAGCAGCGAACAATATGACACGATGAAAACGGGCATGGGTTCGCGCACCCAGCCCTTGCTGCTCACCATTACCACGGCGGGCTTCAACGTCGCCGGCCCCTGCCGTCAGCTACAGGTCGATGCCGAACTCGTCCTGGCTGGCATCGTTCGCAACCCGGCACTGTTCACGGCGATCTTCACGATCGACAAGGAGGATGACTGGACGGATTTCGAGGTCTGGAAGAAAGCCAATCCCAATTTCGGCGTCAGCATTCAGGAGAATTATCTCCGCAACCAATATGAGGATGCGCTCAACAAACCGGCCAAGAAGGCCGCGCTGCTCACCAAGCACCTCAATGTCTGGGAAAACAGCACAAGCGGCTGGCTGGACATGCGCGCGTGGTCGGCTTGCCGATCCGGCCAGACGCTGGCCGATCTCGCGGGCCTGCCTGCGTTCGCTGCCTACGACGTGTCGACGCAGACGGACATTTCCGCGCTCGTCCTGTGCGTCATGGACGGTGTGACGCCCTATTTCTTCCCCTTCTTCTTCCTGCCCGAAGGCGCGGTACAGGGCAGCAAGAACGCTGACGCCTATCGTGGCTGGTCGAGCAGCGGCCATATCGTCCTGACCCCCGGCAATGCGACCGACTTCTCCAGCATCAAGGAACAGTTCGCAAAGCTGGTCGGGCAGTTCCACATCAAGGGCGTGGCCTATGATCCATGGCAGGGCCACCAGTTCGCGCAAGAGATTCAGGATCAATATCCCAGCATTGAAGTTCGCAAGTTTGCTCAGAACATCGGCAACTATAATCCGGTCATGTTGGAGTTCGAGGCACTGGTCGCGGACAACAAACTGCGCCACAGTGACAACCCTTGCATGAACTGGATGGCTGGCAATGTCAGCATCAGGGCGAACTCAGCCAATCACCTGTTCCCCAACAAGCCAGACAAGCAGCACCACCTAAAGATCGACGGCATTGTAGCCGCACTCATGGCCTATGCGATGAAGATGAATGAACCTGAGCTAGTCACTCCAGGCATCGACTGGTTCTGATCCTACGAACTGCCCTCCGTATAAATATCAACAATAAAGGAGACGGGCAGAAAACATACATGTCAAAGCTATTAGACTTTCTTACCGGCGGGCTTGAGTTCAAGTCACTCGCGCCAATCAGGCGTAGAACATTAGATGAGATTGGCCGCGCCATTGAAGCCGGACAGGCAGGCAGACAGCTGGACCCCGCCGACAGCAACGCACTCTATTCAACCGCTGTCCTCTGTATCGTTCGCGTCATTGCAGACGGTATCGCCCAAGTCCCGTTCCGTCTGCAAAAGAGCGGCAGTGGTCGCCGTGGTGAAGATGCCACAGACCACCCGGTATATGAACTTCTGCGCCATGAACCGAACGAATGGCAGACCTCTTATGAGTTCCGCGAGCAGTTCGCCATCCATGCTGGTCTAACCGGCAACGCCCATATTTTCATCAACCGTGATGGGCGCGGCGTCCCGCAAGAGCTTTATGCCTTCCTGCCCGGCTCGGTCACGACCGTTCAAAATGATGACATGTCGATCAGCTACCGGGTCGCCACCGAAAAGGGCGCGTATATCGACGTTTCTGCATCGGACATGTGGCATATCAAAGGCCCAAGCTGGGACGGCGTTGTCGGTCTGAATGCTACCAAGCTGGCGCGTGAAGCGATTGGCCTCGCGTTGGCATCGGAGCAATTCGGCGCAAACCTTTTCAAGAATGGCGCCCGACCAAGCGGCGTCCTTACCTCTCCCACGAACCTGACCCCCGACCAGAAAGCCGCGCTCAAGAAGGCATGGCAGGATCAATACAGCGGCGTTGGCAACGCGCACAAGACCGCCCTTATTGAAGGCGGCATCACCTTCCAGTCCATCGCGTCAACTGCGAACGAAGCGCAGTGGGTCGAAAGCCGCAAGTTCCAGATTGAAGAACTTTGCCGCGCCTTTCGTGTGCTGCCCATCATGGTCATGCAATCGGGCGCGACTTCCTACAATTCGGTTGAGCAGCTTCTACTTGCTCACCTCACCCATACTTTGATGCCTTGGTATGAGCGCATTGAACAGTCGGCGCGCAAAGCTCTCCTAACAAGGGAAGAGAAGAAGGCCGGATATTACATCAAGCTAGACAGCCGCGCACTCATGGAAGCGTCAACGACCGATCGCATGGCCTACTACAATGCCGGTCGCACCCAAGGCTGGCTCACCACAAATGAAATCCGCGAGAAGGAAGACCTTCCCCGCAGCGATGATCCGATGGCGGACAAGCTCATGCCAGCAGCAAATCTGTTCGGGCAGCAGGCAACCGATACTTCCGAAACCAACATGGAGAAGCAGGACGAAAACAATGGCAACCCAGATTGAGAAGAAGACCGTAATTGGCTTGGATTGCAAACTAGCTGTTGAGGCTGTCGAGACCGACACCGACACAATGACGTTCAGTGGCTATGGATCCGTGTTCGGTAATGTCGATAGCTACGGCGACATCATCGAGAAAGGCGCGTTCAAAGCCAGCATCGAACGGCACTTGGACGCTGGCACCATGCCAATGATGTTTCTCAATCATCGCATCTACGACAGCCTGCCCATCGGCGCTTGGACCGCTGTTGAGGAAGATGACTACGGCCTCAAAGTCACGGGTGAACTTCTCGACACAAGCGATGGCTTGGATACCTACAAGGCGTTGAAGAAGGGCCTGATCAAAGGCCTGTCGATTGGCTTCTACCCCATTGTTTGGGAAATGGCGTCCAAGTCTGACGAGTATCGCCGCACCATCACGGAAGTCGATCTTGTTGAAGTGAGCGTGGTCAACATGCCTGCCAACAGCAGCGCGCTTATCGCTGATGTGAAGTCCAACATTGATGAAATGTGCATCCGCGACCTTGAACGTCTACTTCGGGACCGCGGCCTAAGCCGCAAGGAAGCCGAAACCGTGGCAAGCCAGTTCGAGAGCAAGAAGTATCTTGCTGAGAAAGAGCGCAAGCGCGCTGAGATGGCTGAACTCAATACTCGCCTAAGCAGGCTGCTCGGCAAGTAAGAACGGCCCGCATTCAATATCAATAAATAGCAGGAAAGCAAGCGACACTTGCTCCAGTGAGCCGCTACAGGGGCGATCCTGTCAATAGGTCACAACAATAAAAACAATCCTATTAACAGGAGAGAACATAATATGTCAGATGAAACTGATAAGACCGACGCTGTATTAAGTGCATTTGAAGAGTTCAAGTCAACTTACGACGCGAAGCTGGAAGAGACCGGCCAAGCAATCACCACTCTCACCGATGCCGTGAACAACCTGACCACTGCTGTTTCCAATGTTGAGGAAACCGTTGATACCGTCGCAGAAGAACAGAAGAGCATTTCTGTAAAGTCGGGTCGCGTTGGCGCTCCTGCGATCATCACTAAGAGCAATTGGGGTCTTGAACTTCGCAACTATGTTGCAACCGGCCTCAACACCCGCGCCGTAACCACTCAGACCGGCGCCAACGCAGGCGCGATTGCCGCTGCTGGTGGATATCTCGTCCCAGAAGAGTTCGACAAGAATCTGATCACTCTTGCTCAGGACGTCGCTCCGCTGCTTGCGGAAGTTGATGTTCAGTCGACCAGCACGCCAGATGTGAAAATCCACGTTGATCTGGGCGGCACTGGTTCGAGCTGGGTTGATGAGACCGGCACCAACGGCCTTTATGATCCAACCAACACGCCATCGTTCGCAGAAGTCTCGGTTCCTTTCGGCACCCTGTTCGCAAAGCCGCTGATCTCGCATTACGCGCTGAATGACGCCTATTTCGACGTTGAAGCGCTGGTCACGGACCGCGTTGCGACCAAGTTCGCCAAGGAAGTCGCTTCCTCGATCATCAACGGCACTGGCGTCAATCAGCCAAAGGGTCTGCTGACCCACACGACCGCCGCTACCGCTGACAGCGTTCGCGCTTTCGGCACCATCCAGTATATCGCTTCGGGCCAGGCCGCTGCTCTGCCAGCCGCCAATACCTATGCGAACAAATATATCGACATGGTGACTGCGCTGAACCCAATCTACCGCAGCAATGCAAAGTGGTATGGTCCTCGTTCGGTCGTTGGTGAACTTCGCAAAATCCAAGACGCAAACGGCAATTACCTCTGGCAGCAGTCGCTTGTGGTTGGACAGCCTTCGACCTTCCTTGGCTACCCTGTTGTTGAAGTTGAAGATATTCCGGGCGTTGCAGCAGGCTCGCTCAGCTTGATCTTCGGCGATCTCAAGCAGGCATATCGCGTGTATGATCTGGTAGGCACCACCATGCTGCGCGATCCATACAGCTATGATGCCTATATTGCGCTCAAGACCTCGAAGCGTTTCGGCGGAACTGGTGCCAACACCGAAGCGGTCAAGGTGATGAAGATCGCCGCTTCGTAAGAGCAGCGCGCCCCAGATGGAAGCCCGGTCAGCAATGGCCGGGCTTCATTGCTCTTTGGGCTCATTCTTGTCGGGGTAAGCAGGGGTTTCCGATTTCGCGGTAGGCATCAGAATAGAAAGCCTCCCACGTGCGGCGCAACTCCATTCGCTCAGCCAACGTGGCCTTTTTGTACCCTTCAGACGCTTCAATTTCGGCGCGAACACTCTCCATGCGCTTATATGCAGCGCAGGATTTTTCGCGGGATGCTTGGACATCGCGCTCTACAATAGCGCGGACGGTATCGCCGCGCCTTTGACGATATTCCCACAGGCCGGTTTCCATTTGCGCTGATTTCGCATCATCTGGAAGGACGACACCGGGAAAGCGCAGCCGCAGACTGTCCACTTCCTCCCGTCGAATGTTTTCACGAGTGTCAATCTCAGCAGCGTTCGCCTTTATCGCTTCGCGCTCTTCATCAATCACCGCCAGCTCCTTGAGAACGGCATCGACACGGGCCTGCTCTGTTGGCGTCCTGCTAATTGCTGCTGTGCAGGCGAAGCCAATGGCTAATGCTGCCATCGCAAGTCTCAACCGCATGTAGCCCCCTTTGACCCCAACCACGCATCGCTCGTGAACATAAATATCGGGGAGGTATCCCCGATGCAAAACACAATAAGCCGCGATCCCGATTTTCTCGCCATTACCGTCGATGAAGCCAAACAATGGTGCCGGATCGACGCGGATAACGACGACGCCCTCATTGCCGGGCTGATCGCCACAGCTACCGGCGCAGCAGAAAGCTACACGGGCCGCACCATCGTTCCCAGCACCCTCGAATTTTCCTTTGATGAGGGCGACAAACGCTATGTGATCCCGACTGCGCCCGTCATCGCTATTAGCGACGTCGAGCTGATGGACGCAGAGGGCGTCAAAGAGGCCCTGCCAATGCCTGATAGCTACTGGGTGCTTTTGCGCGACAGCGGGGCCGTGCTGACGCTCGCAGGGGGAATGAGGGGCTGTCGCACGCTCGTCCTTACATGTGAAGCCGGATACGCAACCCCCGACGAGATCCCTGCGCCGATCAAGCAGGCGATCGCTGTCCATGTCGGCTCCTTCTACGCCAATCGTGAGGGCCAGGACGCGGCAGCAGCCACATTCCAACACTTGCTCAACCCATTCCGGGTCGGTGTTCTGTGAAGGCAGGCGATTTAAAGCAGCGTATCACGTTCCTGAGCAGCACTACGACCACGAATGACATTGGCGAGGTGGTTGAGGACGCTCCAACTGAGGTCGCAACGGTCTGGGCCGCCAAATATCAGTTGACCGTCAAGGACATCACTCGCGCTGCCGGTCAGTCCGCGCAGGCAGAGGCAAAGTTCCTCATTCGCTACCGCACCGACATCACAACAAAGATGGTCGTTCAGCACAAAGGCGTCACTTACGCAATCACTGGTCTTGAAGAATATGAGGACGGTCAAGGCTTGTTCGTGATGGTCCGCAGCATGACCGCATAAGCATCTGGATAAAGAGAACATAAAAGATGGCTGACAGACTACGCATTGAAATGAGGGGATGGGACGAACTCAAGAGGGGTTTGGAACAACTCGGTCCTGAACTAGCAACTAGGGCTGGTAAATCCGCGATCCGTGCTGGCGCCAAGGCGCTCTCAGAGGAAGTGAAAGCCGCAACGCCGGTTGGCGATGATAACACTTCGCGCACCTACCGCAATAAGAGCGGCGAGAGTGTCACGGTCGACTACGGCCACATGCGAGATAACATCAAGATCAGGATGGGCCGTCCGAAGAAGGCGTCCAATGTCGTTGCCATTGTTACGTTCGGCTCCGCGTTCTGGGCACGCTTCCTCGAGTATGGAACTGTGAAGATGGCTGCGAAGCCATTTGCTAAGCCAGCTTTCGACAATGCGTCGATCATTGTCCTTGAAAAAGTCAAAACATCGCTAGGCGCATCCATTGATCGCCTCGCAAAGAAGTATGGGAGGCGTTGATCATGGATAGCGCTTTCTACGCCGCTCTCAGCGCACAGACAGGAACCGTGAAAGTCTATCCGGTTCTCGCGCCCGATAATGCGGTCGCTCCATTCATCATATACCAGCGCACCAGCACCCAACGCGGGGTCGCACTTGATGGCTTAATCGGATTGGCTTCTGCGTCATATCGCATCGATGTCTACGCAACCACTCTAAAGGCAGCACAGCAGATCGCAGATCATGTGGTGACTGGCTTTGATGTCTATAGCACAGCACCAATCAATTTTATCAGGATCGAAAATGAGTTCGATGCTTCGGACCTATCCGGCGATCCCAAGTTGTTCAGAATGATTGTCGAAGTGACTGCTCACTTTGCCGCCGACTAAAAGAACGGCCCCAGTCTCCAACAAATAAATAGTTGGAAGCAAGCCCTGAGAGGCGAGCGACCAACTTTTGGAGGCTATAACATAATGACAACCGCCGTAGAAACTCAGGGCACTGTCCTATCCATTGAAACCGCAACCGGCGTTTTCACCCCTGTTGCTAAGATCACCGACTTCTCCGCGTTCAGCGGCTCGGCATCGGTCATCGATACAACCAACCTCGACAGCACCGCTAAAGAAAAGCTGATGGGCTTGCAGGATTTCGGTCAGGTATCCATCAACTTCCTTGTCATCCCAAATGATGCCGGTCAGGTCGCTCTTGAAGCAGCCAAGGCTTCGCGCGCCCTCAAGAACTTCAAGCTACAGTTGAATGATACCGACAACACAACCTATGCCTTTTCTGGCTTCGTTATCAGCAAGCCACTGAACGGCGGTGTTGACGCAGCCGTTACCGGATCAGCCACTATCGAAATCTCCGGCGATGTAACGGTGAGCTAATGGCAAAGCTCGCTACAAAATCGTTCTTGCTATCGCAAAAGCCACGTTCAACCGAACTGTTCATCCCAGAGTGGAATGCAACAATTCGCTTGGAGGCGTTCAATGTCGAACGTCGCGTGGCTTTCGTGACAACCCTTCAAGACAATGCCAAAGCGGTTCAGGCTCACAATGATGATCCGAAAACCAACACTTATGTCGAACCTCTTGATGAGGCGATGGTTGGTATCGTGTTCAGTGTGGTGGATGGCAAGGGCAATCTCATGTTCTCCCTTGATGATATTCCAGCACTAAAGAAGCTGCCATATCAGCAAATCCAGAACATTTATCTTCATATGTTGTCCATGTCGCTTTCAGGTGGGAACATGCCGCAGCAGGTCGAGGCCGAAAAAAAAGATTGATGGATAACCCGGAGAGGCTGTTTATCTGCCGACTAGCTTTGGCTCTTGGCAAAAGCCTCTCCGAAGTGGCAGCAATGCCGTTGCCAGAGTTCACCACATGGGCTGCTTACTATGAGCTTGAGCCATGGGGCTGTCCAGTCGAGGACGAGCGTTCCAGAAATCAGCTTACGCTGTTCTACTCCGCTTATCGGGCTTCTGCCGATACTCCAATCCCTACATTCTACGATAGATGGAAGTTGGAAGAGAAGACTGCGCCGGAACCAGAAAGCCACCTGCATAACAAACTCAAGGGCTACTTCAAGGCATACGCCGAACGCCAGAACAAGAACAACCCTGCATAGCCAATAAATACTCCGTAAGTTCGACGGAGTATTTTTATGTCACAGTTCGGCAGTCTCTACGCCAGCCTTTCACTTGAGAGCGCATCATTCTTGAGCGGCATGAAGAAGGCCGCAGATGAAAGCACCAAGACATCGCGCATCATTCAAGGCTCGATGGACAAAGCCAGCTTCGCAGTCAAAGGTCTCGCTGCCGCCGTCGGCGTCGATATGCTTGTTGGCCTTACTCAGAACGCGCTCGATTTCAGCGATGCCATCGCGGACATGTCAGATCGAACCGGCGTTTCAACCAAGATGATCCAAGAGTTCCGATATGCTGCCCAGATGGCAGGTTCGGACTTCGAGACTGCCGATGCTGGCTTGGAAAAGTTCTCAAAGACCGTTGGTGACGCGGCGAATGGCAATGAAGCAGCGATCAAGAAGCTGAACGAATACGGCGTCACCACTCTTGAAGTTGATAAGGCGGTGAAGCAAGCCGCCGACAGCATCAAGAAGATGGATAATCCGACCAAGCAGATGTCTGCCACGATGGACCTGTTTGGTAAAAAGGCGGGGACGCTGACGCAGACACTCGCTGGCGGCTCCGAAGGTCTGGAACTCCAAGCAAGGGCTGCTCGCGATCTGGGCATCGTGCTGGAAGACGGCATTATCCGCAACGCGGGTCAGGCGAACGATCAGCTTGATACCATGAAGATGATCCTCAGCGCCCAAATGGCAGCGAATATCTCTGCTAATGCGGGCGCAATCGCGGGATTTGCCAGCGGCATTTCGAGCGTCACATCGGCACTCATGAAGTTTTGGGCACAGAACCCCAGGACTGCAATGGGGATCATGGGCGCGATTGCCGGTGGTCTGGCTTCCGGTCCGTGGGGTGCCGCCGCTGGCGCTGCTGGCGGCGTCTATCTTGGTGGCAAGATGGATCAGGCCATGCAGGACAGCAACATGGACCTGCGCTTTCGCCAGCAGAAGATGCACGAAGCAAGGCGGAAATATTATGATGCCAAGGCAGCGGGCAGCACTGATATTGGCATCGGCACAGTCAGGCATGACACTCAGGGCTTGTTGAAAGAATGGCAGCGACAAGTCGGTCTGCTCAACAAAGCGGTCGCTGCCGCAAAGACAGGTAATGCTGGTCATGGCACTGCGCTTCCTACGCCAACGCCAAAGCCTACACCCGCTAAGTCCGGTCCAACGGCAGCAGAACTAGCGCAGAAGGAGGCTGATCGCCTAGTCGCATATCAAGCTGACGTTGCCCGCGCCAATGCCGACTTGGCCCGCGCTTCTTACATTGATCATGGCGACTACGCG